CAATGTCTAGAACAACATAGTCTGAAGTATTTTTGAGTTTTAGTAACACCTTGGCCCTCATAATATTAAATTTCCTGTCTCTCTTTACCGATTTTACACCAGGTATTACACCTACGGCTTGGCCGGCACTGTCTAAGAGAGTAGTATTTGATGTATCCATTATTATCTTGTATGATGTCAGGCCGCCGCGAGCTATTATAGCATCTAATTCAGCTGAGAGCGTATTTTTGTATTCTTTCATCGTTGTCGCGTTAAGGCCCTCGAAGAGGGTCGACCTTGCAAGTCTTCTTGCAGTCCCTCTAATTTCTAACAAGAGACGCCTAACACTTATTCTAGAAAAGACATTGGCTGTGTTTGACGAGAGTGTTTTTTCACTTCTTATAAACGGTGGTACACCACCTATGTTAGGAGCTATCGTGTTTATTCCTGCATTAAACGCTTTTTCTATCTGAATGTCTGTCTGGGATATCACAACAGCATCAGCATCGACCTTACCTCTTGTATACCCTACGGGCGGTGACCATGAGTTAGATAAGCCGCTCAAAACACCCATTACTTTGACAGATGGAGGGGCCTCAAATGCGGCCTCGACATTAGTATCCGTAATAACAATGTTCGGGTAGTAGGCAGCTGCGAATGTGCTATTATACAGGTTACTTGAAAAGTTTGTTATCGTATTCTCTGGGTTTATGATTCCTGTTCCTGCGGTATCAAATGCTGACGTTGGAGGAATGCCCGGGTACAGGTATGAAGATGTTATAACAGTACTACTTACATCAAGCAACGGAATGTCCATCACATAAAAAGTATCAAATCTGTTCTCAGCCATTTCTGTCGCATACTCTGTGAGCGGGACATGGCGAATACCAGGAAGAGCCAATATACTCATAGGAATGGTGGTATCTCGCAAGATGTCCAGAGACTTTTTATAGGCGGAGACCGTCGGGCCTTTGCCTTTCCCTTGAGCAGGATCGAGATATTCTCTTCTAACTGCGTTGTCTGTAAAGAGTGATTTGTCTCTATTAAAAATATTTACACCGTCGAACCCTCCCTGCAGTGGGAATGTGAACTTAAGGTATTTGCCTGTCGTGCTATTTTCAGTCACGCTCGTAAGGTCTCTTTTGGCATCTAAAAGACGAGAAACTTTTGTAACACCATCAGAGTTACTCATTGTCTTCACAGCCTTCCCGGTTCTTCTATAGACAGCCGCTGACCACTCGTCTGCATCAGGGTAGCTGTCTACATTTTCAATTACTTCTATGTTCTCCAAAGTAAACGAATTCCTATTGAATCTATCAGCATCGAGGACGCAACCGCCTAGATCAGGTGCACCATGATTGTTTCCGACCCAGGCGTTCTGATAATCAGTGTGGTAATCGGGCATATATTCAACAAGGCCTCGGAGTAATTCAGAATTCACTGTGGACTCATTTGGAAAATCCAGCTGCGTCTTTCTTTCATATTGAACGCCCCAGGTTAAATTGCCTTCGACCTTTCCTGTTGATGAGGGCCCGGTATCGAGTGGGTTTATGACCTTAATGTTTTCTCTCATAGGAACAGGAGGTTGTATCACTCTGGCGACGATATCACTCGAAGCGTCAGAAAGTGAAGTTGACGGATTTCTTTCTCCTGCATTTCCACTTTCTCGAGAGAGCTGTCCGGATAGAATAGAAGACCTGTAGCCCGCTACGTTTGAAGTTGACCCCGATGTTATTAGATGGTTTAAACCCCTAAAGCCTATAGGCAAAAGTGTTGTTGGAGTTGTGCCCAGGTCGATGCTAGGATCCATCTCAACTCTAATATACTGTGAAACGCTAGGATACTTTCCTTCTACGATTATCTTTTGACTTAGACTACTATCAAAATTAAAGAAAGTGTGTGTATCACCGATTTTCTTAGCAATATAGTTTGGACTAGATGGATCTAGATTACAGTTGGCGAAGGTCTCTAAAGATTCAACTGCATCAGAGAAAGCCCCAAATAAGATATCTGGTTGATCGGCTCTCCTGACATGCAGGTCAAATGTTCCGTAAGGATTAAAGTCTTCATTGTTTGAAGCGTATATATTTGAGATTGTTATCTTTAGAGCGTCCGAGCCTGCGCGGCCGTCGTCTAAGGTGTGTATTCTAAAAAGATCTTGTCTTTTTCCTGATACTTTGTGACCTGTTACAAACGGAGAGAAGGCAGTCGTGTACCTGTTTTCGAATCCTTCAAAATTAGGAGTGCCTACATGTGTACTAGATGTTGCCGACCCTGAGTTTCTAAAGCTTCCAGTTAGTAAAAAAGCTGTCTCATACTTTACATTGACTGTTGCACCGTCTACCGAGGCTTCTCCGTCGCCTTCGGCTATGGAGAAATTGCCTACTATTCCCGATCCTGTGGCTATTGCATGTATCATATCGATTGGATAGTGAGTATGCAAATAGTGGCCGGCTTTCTGTATTTTTAGTGGGTCAGTATTAAAGACATTCCCAAAATACTCAACATCGGCGTCGCCAAGAGGATCGAATGATGCTGTTATCGCATTGTTCCATAGATCACCGTCACCGTTAGGAAGAACGTTTCCGGTGGCGTCTTTAATAGCTGTGAAACCGTTTAGTATCATTATGAATCGTTGTTTGTCGCCGGTGACTGAGTTGATGTCTCCGAAAGCTCCACCTCCGTCTCCTGATCCTGCTGCGTCGAATTTTCCGAAAGAGACACTGCTAGGCTCATTGTTACCCACAGTATCAGACGTAAGCGAAGGTGATACTCCGGAAGGGACCATCAAGATGCCTCTCAAGACCGGAATTGACCCATTCTTTGGATCAGACTTCGCATGGTATCCTAAATTATCCATTCCGTGGATAATTCCGGCGTCGCTAAAGTATGTACTTCCTGCCGACTCCGACATGAAGCATCCTAAGAAGTATGTTTTTCCAAGAGGTCCATTTTCTCCGGCTTGAGAATTTTTGGCGATAAACCCATTGTTTTCAGAAAGTTGCTCGTCTCCCACTACAAAGCCGGCCTTGTCTACTCTTCCGGCGTTTTCTCCTGTGCTTTCTCTTTTTTTGCAAGTGCCTGCGCCCAAGGTCCTTATGTAGGTCCCGGTTGTGCCAGGCTCTCCTATCCACGCTCTGACCGCAAGTGGTCCAAATCGCTCTGAGTCAGTTGACCCAAAAACAGACTCAAAATGATCAAAAGATGAAAATCTTACTGGAATAAATGCGGGGCCTCTTCTGGCAGGGCCAATGATTGTGGCGGCGCTGGTTGTCGGTTCAGTAAACTGTTGCGCGTGAGGGGTATCTTCGGACCTCACTGTAACTGAAGGACTATTGTAAACTGGCATCTCTAACTCCTAGCGGCTATATACTCTACTTATCATCTAGATGAAGGTCGCTGAGGTTGGTATTCATCCTATTCTAATCTTACTTGTCGATTGAAATTATTAAATCATCTAAAATTGAATAAAATAAAACCCCCAAGTGCCCAAAACACAAGAGGGTTCTAAAACAAAACTCTTAAGACGACGAAAGTCTAGTACTGCAAGACGCAGTTATCAAATCTTATTGTCAGAGAAATCTCTGTCGGGTCTGATGCTCCGTAGTCTAGATCTCCAAAAGATGCTGCAGTTAAGAAGGCACCTTTAATATCCCAGAGCTCAACAACTGTTCCAACTGGATCGAGAAGCTTAAGCTGACAATCGCGCTTGTAGAAATCAGCATAGCCGCCGCGGCCTGAGACTGATTCAAAGTGAGTTCTTATCCATTCCATAACCTGCTGGGCTCCTGATGGAGCAATTGGGTCGTGAAGCGTGCAGCTTAGTGCGTCAAATTTAGTTTTTCCTGCGACATATCGCGTATGATTGATGTAGCTTATTTCCTGCTCTTCTGTATTAATAGTTGGACGAGCAGCCGTCTTCATCAAAAATGCGTCAATACCCTCAATTGCGAAGACCCAGCGAAACTTTCGCTTCGGCTCGAACTTGTTGGGTAACATATCGGTAACTGGTAGTGTTTCTGCCATTTTTATCTCTCCTTAAGAGTTTAAGAGTTTTACCTATCTAAGTATCTCAATTCTGCCTTTTTTAGATCTCGGCGCCTGCATTTGTTACGACAAAATCTAGGCTGATGAATTCTACGGCACGCGTGGGTTGCAAGTAGATCTTGCCCCGGATGGTGTTATTTTCGACATCTGCCTGTGTTGTGGTTGTTGTATCAATCTGAACTTTAAACCGCTCTATTCCTTGCTGGGCCTGGATTCTTGAAAGAATTGGGGTTACTGCATTTGAGAATTTGGTGAGCGTATCCTCTCTATTTGGTTCGAATAGGAGGGTATTTGCAACGCCTCGGACTGATCTTCTTACTTCAATCAGGAGCCTTCTAACATTAACTCTATCCAGTGAACTTTTGTTCGCCAAGAGCGTCTTTTGACCGTAGACGACAACTTCAGGGGTGTGACCGAAAGAAGCAAGTGGATTAATGTCTACAGCGTATAGTTCGTCAAGGTTTGCTTGATTTAGCTTCACTTGGGACTCTAATACAGATGTTAATCCACCTCTATTGAATCCTGCAGGTGCATACCAAGGATGGGCTATAGCGTCATTATAGCTCAAAGCTCCTAGAACAGCAACTGAAGGCGGACACTGGACATTCGTCTTTGTAGAAGGATCAGTTATTACCACGTCGGGGAAGTAAGCTGCTCCGAATGATGAGTCCATGTTTCTATTAGCAAATCTAGTCACTGTGTTAGAAACATTAATTATTTGATCAGTTGAGGAGGTTACGTATGAGCTAACAGTGTCTTTTTCCTCAATATCCATTATGTAAAGTGCATCGAATCGGCGCTCGGTCGATTCGACAGCGTAGTCTGTAATAGATTCATGCCTGAGGCCTGGTGTTGCCAAAACTTTAATATCGACGTCTGATTTCTCTTCCATTACGTCGATTGCTTTTCTAAGAGCTGCTACTGTTGGTCCCTTAATGCCACCCTGGTTGCTCGAGTCATCCATTTCTCTTCTTACAGCATTATCTCTGAACTTTGCCTTGTCTTTATCAAAGACGTTAACACCATCGAAACCTCCCTGAAGTGGGAAAGTGAACTTGAGATACTTTCTAGAAGGAAGATGGGCAAAGTCTAATGCCGGATCAATAAGCCTGGAAGACTGGCCAGCGGTTCCAAAAATATCTGTCATTGTAGAGTTAGCTGTTCCGTCTCTACGATAGGCTGCAACTGCCCACTGTTGAGGATCAGGCTTGCTGCTAGTATCAGTTATTACTTCGATTCTTTCTAGCGAGAACAGGTTATTGTTAAATCTATCAGCATCAAGAACGGCGCCGCCAATATCTGTTACCCCTTCATTATCTCCGGCCCAAACGTTCTGATCTGATTCAAGATGGTGTGGGAGATATCTTACAAAGCTTCTGATCGACTCATCTAAGACTTCGAGGGCATTTGGTTCTGATAGGTTCTTTTTCTTTTCAAACTGGATTCCCCACGTAAGACTTGCATCTGCTTCGATTCTTTTTCCAGATCCTCGTGAAATATTGTCTCTCATAGGAATTGGGAACTGTACTACGTTTTGGAAAGAACCAGAGAATGAGTTCATCGCTAAACGAAGATGATGGTCATCTGGGTCAATCGATCCTCGGCTTACGTGGTTTTGACGAGCTGATTCTCCGCTTCCAGAAAGTGTTCCTGACAATACTGATCCGAGGCCACCGGTGTCGCCTGCGGCGCCTGATGTCACCATGTGGTATAGGCCTCGAAAGCCTACTGGAAGTGCTGAATCGTCTATGGCACTTTCGTCTAGAGCTTCTGATGTTTCAACTCTAATATATTGTGACATATTAGGATATATTCCATCGATGACCAGCTTTTGGGCGCCTGCCTTCTTATCGAAGTCATAAAAAGTATGTGTGTCACCAATGGCTCTAGCAATGTACCTATCACTAGATGGGTCTAAATCGATTCTATTGTACTTTTCTAGAACTTCTGGCTTTACATCAGAATCATCAAACCTACGTACAACTAGATCAAACGATCCAAACTTTCTATTCTCATTCGTTGAACCAATAATGTTCTCGATTGTAATTTTAAACGTGTCAGATCCAGCTTGTCCGTCATCAAGAGCATGTATCCTAAACAAATTCTTATTTTGGCCGCCGAACTGCTGTGATACTACAAAGGGCGAGAAAGCTGTTCTGAATCTATCTTCGAAGCCTTCGAGGTTGATATTACCTAGAACTGTAGAAGATGACTCAGAAGAATCATTTCTTGACCCTGAGGACGGTAGGAGAAAAGCTGTTGCATATTTCTTGCCTGCTGATCCGTCGTCTTGACCGGAGCCCCTGAAGTCATCCCAGTATGTCGCACCTGATCCTGTTGGAACTGCAAAAGATTTGTGTATCTGATAGTCTTGGTATAGATAATGTCCGGCTTCTTCGATCTTTGTAGGATCGGTATTGAACATATTCCTAAAGTTATTTGGAGCATCTTGCTCAAATGATGCAGTGATCACGTTAAGGTATCCATCAGAAACCTTGTGACCGTTTAAGAGCATTACAAACTCTTGTTTATCACCAGAACCTGTTATGATATCGCCTACGGCACAGCCTCTTTCAATACCTTCCTGCTGGTTGGCAACGCCAGGCGTTCCTTGAGCTAAGGCACCTTTCGAGCTGAGCGCAGTTATAGATGTATTGAGAGTTGGCACGACCCCAGATGGGAACATTAAAATTCCTCTTACAATTGGCTGTGCTGTGACGTCATGGCCGGCAGTAAAAGAATCCCCAACGGCGATATCATCGGCAGACATATTCCCGTCTGCGCCATTCTTGGCTATAGTAATGGTTGTATTGCCTGCTTCTCCGCCTGTGTTCTGTGTTATTGTTATAACATTGGTGTCGACAGCGGTTGCAGTAAAATCGTCATGGAGGCTGATGGCAGCGGCGATAGCGAGGGCTTGAGCTTTGTTGCCGGCGGTATCACCAGAGAGGGTGTTTCCGGCAGCAAACGTTCCATCCGTGGAAGCACCAGACGTTGTGGTCATGGCATTGTCACTAGCATGACCGGTAATTGTGACTGTATCACCACCAGCTGTAACAAACGATATTTGGGCGTTGTTTGTGATCTCGCCGGCATTGAGGATTGTTACTGATGCTGTTGCTCGGAGGGTTCCTTTTTGTATTCCTGCATCACTAAGAAATGAGCTGCCAGCAGATTCTGACATGAAACACCCGAGTACAAAAGATCTTCCTAGCTGCCCTGGGCCTGTGGTTGAATGTGCATATGGGTTTGTTCCAAAGTTTCCGTTGGCCTGGACCTGCTGTGACCCCACGACAAAACCTGCACTGGCGACTTTTCCTGATGTTGCACGTGCCTCAGCATTGCCTATGCCTAAGACTCTTACATACGTTCCGGCTTGGGCATTCCTCAACCACTCATGCATTGCAAGAGGCCCAAAGGCCTCTCCGTCTGTATTACCGAATTTTGATACAAAGTCTTGGAAGGTCGCGACTGTGACTGGCACAAAAGCTGGGCCTCGACGGGCAGTACCAATTACACCAGCGGGAATACCTGCTGGTTTTCTTTTTGATGGCTGGCTGAGATCTATTTCTCTAGTGCTAACAGCCGGGCTTAAAAATGTTTTCTGTGCCATTGAATTATATCCCGAAAATTAATATACAGCATGGACTGGAGCATTAAATCTCAGCACCTGCATTTGTTACAACGAAGTCTAGACTGATAAATTCTACTGCACGTGTAGGTTGCAAGTAGATCTTGCCTCGGATGGTGTTATTTTCGACATCTGCCTGTGTTGTGGTTGTTGTATCAATCTGGACCTTAAATCTTTCTAGACCTTGCAGCGCCTGAATTCTTGCGAGAATTGGGGTCACAGCATTTGAGAATTTAGTAAGTGTATCTGCTCTGTTTGGTTCGAATAGAAGAGTATTTGCGACGACCCTTACCTTTCTTCTTACTTCGATTAGAAGACGCCTAACGTTGACTCTATCTAGAGAGCTCTTGTTCGCCAAAAGGGTCTTTTGTCCGAAGACCACAACCTCAGGAGTGTGTCCAAAAGAAGCAAGTGGGTTGATATCTACTTCATACAATTCGTCAAGGTTTGCTTGATTTAGCTTCACTTGTGATTCTATAACTGACATCAGAGCGCCGCGGGTAAATCCTGCAGGTGCATACCAAGGATGTGCCACAGAGTCATTATAACTTAAAGCTCCTATAACAGCAACTGAAGGCGGACACTGAACATTTGTTTGCGTTGACGGATCAGTTATTACCACGTCGGGGAAGTATGCGGCGGCAAACGATGAGTCCATGTTTCTATTAGCAAATCTAGTCACTGTGTTAGAAACATTAATTACTTGATCAGCTGAAGACGTGACGTATGAACTAACAGTGTCTTTTTCCTCAACGTCCATCACAAAGAGCGCATCGAACCTTCTCTCAGTAGAATCTACAGCGTAATCAGTGATCGACTCGTGTCTAAGGCCTGGTATTGCTAAGACTTTAATATCGACGTCGGACTTTTCTTCCATTACATCGATTGCTTTTCTAAGCGCTGCTACTGTTGGTCCGGATGTTCCGCCTTGATTACTAGAATCATCCATCTCTCTTCTTACAGCGTTATCTCTGAATTTTGCTTTGTCTTCATTGAAAATATTTGTCCCATCGAAGCCTCCCTGAAGAGGGAAAGTAAACTTGAGATATTTTCTAGAAGGAAGATGGGCAAGGTCTGTTGCTGGGTTTAGCAGACGAGACGCCTGGCCAGCATTCCCGAACACATCAGTCATGGTCGACTCTGCTGTACCATCTCTACGATAGGCTGCAACTGCCCACTGTTGAGGATCAGGTTTACTATTAGCGTCAGTTATTACTTCGATTCTTTCTAGCGAGAACAGGTTATTGTTAAATCTATCAGCATCGAGGATACTACCTGCGACGTCCTGCGCGCCTTCGTTGGCACCCGCCCAAACATTCTGGTCTGATTCGAGGTGGTGTGGCAGATATCTTACATAGCTTCTGATCATTGGATCGAGCTTATCAAGTGCGTTAGGCTCTGAAAGATTCTTTTTCTTTTCAAACTGGATGCCCCATGTAAGGTTCGCATCAGCAGTCTTTTTCTGACCTGTTCCTTTTGAAAGGTTTTCTCTCATAGGAATAGGAAACTGAACCAGATTTCTAAATGAGCCTGAGAAAATGTTTTTCTCATCCATCGTGTGGTGATGGGCAATACTAACATGGAAGTTTCTCGCAGATTCGCCAGACCCTGTAATTGATCCTGAGACCACTGCACCGAAACCAGTAGCATCGTTTGAGCCTGATGTCACCATGTGGTGTAGACCTCGGAAACCTACAGGGAGGGCTGAATCGTCTATAGACCCATTATCGAGCTTGTCTGATGTCTCAACTCTGATGTATTGCGACTTATTAGGGTACACACCGTCTATTACTAATTTTTGGCCGCCGGCCTTCTTGTCAAAGTCATAAAAAGTGTGTGTATCCCCGATAACTCTAGCAATGTATCTATCACTAGCTGGATCTAGATCGATCCTCGAGAATTTTTCTAGAACTTCCTTATTTCTATCGGCATCATCGAACCTGCGGACTGCGAGGTCGAAAGATCCAAACGTTCTATTCTCATTCGTTGAACCAATGATGTTCTCGATCGTGATCTTAAAGGTATCTGAGCCTGCTTGGCCGTCGTCGAGTGCATGTACTTTGAAAAGGTTCTGGTTTTGTCCACCAAACTTCTGTGATATTACAAAGGGCGAGAAAGCTGTTCTGAATCTATCATCGAACCCTTCAAGGTTGATATTACCTAGAGCTGTAGAAGATGTCTCAGAAGAATCATTTCTTGACCCTGAGGATGCCATTATGAAGCACGTACCGTATCGCTTGCCTGAAATGCCGTCTTCTTGGCCTGAGCCTCTGGTGTCAGCAAAATGAGTTGCGCCGGCGCCAGTGACGACTGCGATAGTTTTGTGAACTTGGTAGTCTTGATAGAGGTAATGCCCTGATTCTTCGATCTTAGTAGGATCGGTATTGAACATATTTCTAAAGTTATTTGGTGCGTCTGGGTCGAATGAAGCAGTTATTACATTTAGATAAGAATCTGAGACTTTATGTCCATTCAAGAGCATTATAAACTCTTGCTTTTCGCCTGACCCTGTCAGGATATCACCTATAGATGTACCTCGCTCTATACCTTCAGCGGTCTCAGGAACTCCTGATGCTAGTGGTCTGTTGTCAGAGGTGATGTCAGTATTGAGTGTTGGAACAACACCCGATGCAAACATCATAATTCCTCTAACAATAGGTCTTGCTGCACTGAAATTATTATCATTTAGTCCAGCGTCTGCAAACACTGTGGAACCGTCTGCTTGCTTCATATAAGCAGCTAAAATGTAAGTTCGTCCAAGCTGCATTCCGGTGTGTGCGTAAGTATTTACACCGATATTCCCGTTGGCTTGTGGGAGCGCATCGCCTACTATAAAGCCTGCATTTGTGACCTTTCCTGAGGTGACTCGTGCTTTACCGTTTCCAACACCTAAGACTCTTACATAAGTGCCGGCGCGCTGGAATCTCATCCATTCGTGCATGGCAAGTGGGCCAAAGGCCTCGCCGTCGGTGTTTCCAAACTTCGCCACAAAGTCTTGGAAAGTCGCGACTGTGACTGGCACAAAAGCTGGTCCTCGACGGGCAGTACCCACTATTCCTGCAGGAACTCCAGTAGGAGTAAGTGTTGTTGGCTGGCTGAGGTCTATTTCTCTAGTGCTAACAGCCGGGCTTAAAAATGTTTTCTCTGCCATTGAGTTATCTCCTGATTAATCTCTAATAGTACTTATCATTTACTCGAACGACACACCGCTATTTGTGATGATAAAGTCAACAGAGATAAATTCTACTGCTCTTGTCGGAACAACAACTATTCGTCCATTCAGTTTGTTGTTTTCTACGTCAGTTGATGTATTATTAGACTCGTCCATCACCACCTTGAATTGCTCAATTCCGCTGTTAAGCTGTATTAATGCCAAGAGAGGCACAACTTGATTAACAAATTTTGCCCTTGTAGCGGAATTGTTCGGCTCGAAAAGAATTCTATCGGCAACTCGTACAACTTGTCGTTTGACCTCTAGCATGAGACGTCTAACGTTTACTCTATCTAGAGCAGACTTCGCCATTTGAAGTGTTTTCTGTCCGAAGACTACATAGCCTGCATTTGGAAACACAGCAATTGGGTTGAATCTGGCATCATACAGAGTGTCTCTATCAGCAGAAGTTAGACGATTTTCTACGTTACGGACGAAGTCCAATGCGCCTCTATTAAAGCCGGCTGGAGCGAACCACTCGTACTTGTTGTTATCGTTATAGGATAGCACACCTAATGCTGCAACAGAAGACGGAACCTTAACAGTCTGATTATTGATAGGATCTTCAATAAAGACATCAGGGAAATAAGTGGCCGCATAGTTGTTGTCAATTGCTCTCGACTCAAACTGCTCGGAAGTCTCTCTCACATCAACACGAGTTGAAGAATCATCATATAGACGATTAACATCTTCGTCGTATCTCAGAGAGTCCATAATATAGATGGACATTGAGTAGTCTCTATTCTTAGTGAGAGCATGATCTGTTACGAACGTGTCTCTTACACCCGGGATTGCTAAGATGTGTATATTGGAAGCAACCGGGTCAGTCATAATATCAACAGCTCTTCTGAAAGACGCATTTGAATTTGCCTTTCTTCCTTCGCCCATGACGTTGTCACCGTTCTTGATGGTTGTTCCACCAGTAGTAGACAATCCTATGTCTGGGTCGCCGTCAACAGCTTTTCCGCCTGTGTCGACTGAGAATACTCTATCTCTGAAGTAGAAAGCATCTTTATCAAGGATGTTAACTCCATCGAAGCCTCCGTAGAAGATATTTGTAAACTTCGCGTACTCAGTGAATCTATTGAAGAGGACTGAGCTCGTATGAACCAGCGATGCCAAAGTAAATCTGTTGGCGCCGGCTGTTGTTCTATCATCGACAGTGTACGTATTTCTATCGGGTGTGCCGTTTCTAATGTACGCAGCTTCGAGCATATGCTCTCTAGAAGATCCAGTCACGGCTGCAAAGATATCACTTAACTTGTTGTTTGAAGTAGTGTTACCTAGAGCGACTCTAGCCAGAGTAAACTTATTCGCGTTGAATACGTCTGCTCCAGACCCAGTAACGAGTGCATCAAGTTTCTTAATTCCTTGGAATTTGGTATAAGCACGTATGAGTGGGTTGACACCAACACCTCCATTTGCATTAAGAATAGCTTTTGCTGCGGTACCAGCTGCTTCTTTTGTTGGAATTGATATTGTGTTAACACCCCAGTAATATCTTCCATCAACTCTTTCGTTTGTTCCTGGTTGGCCAACCATTGTAGGTGTGGTATCACTGTCTGCTTCGCCTCTTGTCACTTTAAATCTAAAGGGAAGAGGTGGAACCAGAGATGCCGACATTGGATTGTGTTGCGAAGAAGAGAGGTTGTTGATTCTATTTGTCTTCGCTGATCCGTAAGTTCTGCCGTCAAAAGTCAGGGCTGATCCGCCGCCGCCACCTGTGTTACCCTGTGCAAGCATGTCACTTGTCTTAATAACAGGGACACCTCGGAAACCAAATGGAAGTGCTGAGTGTGGTATATCTCCACTCTCTACAGAAGAATTCATCTGTATTCTGATTCTGGAAGAGAGGTTAGGATATTTTCCAGAGATGACCAGCCTTCGCTCATCCTCGTTTTCCTGGTCAAAGTCGTATCTGACTTTTTTGTCGCCTACCATTTTTGCGACGTATCTTTCAGACCTGGGGTTTAGTGAGCACTCAGGATATCTTTCTAGAATTTGTGTATCTGTGTCTTTGTCATCAAAGGCTCTTATTTGAACTTCAAATGTTCCGAAATCATCGTTCGGGTCTGTAGAGGCTCTAAGGTTTGAAATAGATACCTTGAACTTTTCGTTACCATAAGCACCGTCAGAAATTGTCTCGAAGTGAAAAAGATCGAATTCTCTCTTTCCGAAAGGCTGTGAGATGAACGCAGTGGTTCTTGGTGTTGTGTATCGTGTATCGTACCTTCCGAAAAGGTCGTTGAAAACAACGCTAGTATCGCCAGATGTATTAGAATGACCTGCAGTTCCACTTAAGATAGCAACAGTAGCAGAATCATCTGTGGACTGGACAGGTGCGAGTTCATGCTCAACTGCGAAGTCGAGGTAAAGAAGGTGCTCCTGCTCTTGAAACTTAAGTGGGTCTGTGTTTAGAACCTTGGAAATATAGTTTCCATCTTTAGGATCAAGAGAAGCAGAAATAATTCTAATTCCCGCCTGGCTTTCATCATTAGCCCAACCTGCACCAGAAGAAGAACTAAGAATAATCTTAAAGTACTTGCTTTCTGTGAGTGTGCTGCCAGCTATAGCACCGACCTTAGCAATATCATACGCATTACTATCGGCTGCGGTCGTACGATACGAAGCATAGTCAGTATTATAGTCCATCACCTCTAGCTTGGTGCCGGTGGCGACGAAAACAACACCTCTGACAAGAGAAACGTCTCCGCCAGCGGTAGCCGATATTGAGAAAGAGGGGTTATCAGTAAATACTGGATACGCCGCTGTCTCATTGGTTGCCGGTGTGTGTTGTGCACATATAAACCTTACATCTCCGGCACTTCGGACATCACCGTGATATCCACCGGAGTCGCCAAGTTCTACAGACCCGCTTAAGCGGAATCCTGCATTTTTGACTATGCCTTTGTTTGTAGTATTGGCAATATCAGTTGCTGTTTCATTTGAACCAGCTCCCAAAACCCTTAAATAGGTACTTGCGGTCCTATGTTTTAACCATTCTCGAACCGCGTACGGTCCGAATCGATTGGTATCTAAAGTGCCAAATCTTGTTTGAAAATCTGCGAAAGTCCCGACTGTAACAGGAACGAATGCCGGACCTTTCTCAGCAGTTCCAATTATCCCGGCAGGTGTTCCTGTAGGTGTTAATTGTTTTGCAGAAAGGTCAATTTCCTGTTCGAAAAAGCCAGGTGAACGAAATGTTTGCTCAGCCATCATATCTCCTAGAGCGATCTATCCCTATGATAAGTATCATCTTCATATCAAAAAACTATTTAAGAGACTCGCGTAAAACGGTCTCTCCTTTTCTATTTGTCCTTGTCTTAACATGCAACTTTTTTTGTACTTTTTTTCCAGTGAAAGGATCATGATCAATTTCAATTATTTTAGTTCTATTGTCATCTGAGGTTGATCCCCCTACAAAGTCTCCGTTGAGATCCCTATTTGTAACCTGTGATGCGTCTCTTAGACTAAATATCCCCCGAGAATCGGAAGCTGCTGTAGAAGGCCTTCCAATTGTCTGGCCAGGTAAAGGTTCATCGACTGTTCTTAGGTCATCTAGAACGTAATCTCCGGCCTCCGAGGATACAACGCCGTTGGGGCGTTGGATGTCAACATCCTTATCCATGATGAGAGAGTCAAAAGAAATCTGCGGCGCTGATACAAATCTTCTTAAAGTATTTTGCGCGCCTGGATACGTTGATCCTATCAAATAAGCTGGAACTTTTATTTCAAAAGAATACCGCACAAGGCGCTCGGCGTCAGTAAAATCATCAAAATTATTGCCTGCTGTGAGCTCTTCTCCGACGTACCCTACAAACCAGTAACCCTTAGGTGTCTCTAACTGAAAGGTTCTTTGAGAAAAGGATTGATACAGCGACATCATTGCGTTTATCATGTTATTCATCTGGGACGTGTATTGCGCCCAGAAGGTCACTTCGTATGTAGCAGTAAAATACTTGGGAGGAGGCATTGTGATTATTTCATATATATTGCTTCCTAAACCACTCTGAATCCTCTTGGTCCTTCTCTCAGACATACCTGCTGCCAGACCTGATCGTCTTGAGGCTAATCTTCCGGGGGATGCTTCTTTTTTTGAATATTCTAGCTTTTCACCGGGAGATGCGTCGATTCCGCCCTGCTCGATTGCATTATTAGAAACGAGATCGTCTGAGTTTTGAATGGACTGCTTGTTTATGAGCCTTTGATAAAGAGGATCTTCTGGAGAGAGCTTTTTTCTTATAGTCATTGGAACGTTCTGTGCAGTTCCGGCGCCCATGGTCGCGGCCTGTGTGACTCCTGTCCTCATAATAGAGACCAGTGGGAGTATTAAAGCACCAGACTTATCTCTCAGCGGCTTTTTTCTTCTTAATACAGCGAATCTTTCACCGGTGGCAAATATTACAGGAGCACTTCTCGTGCCCTCTTTGTGCTTATATGTAAAAGGAAGCTGATTATTGAATAAGTCGAACAGTGCTCTATCGACATCCTCAACTGTGCAAGATGGGATCTCTAAGTCTTCCGGGATATTTGCACCTTCGTTACCTGTGGTGCTGGAAAAAGAGTCCGTTCTATTTTTATAATAACGTGTTGACATTCTTAACAGTCCTCATCGCCATAAAAAGATGAATCTATGCTCGAGATATCTCCTTTTGATGATACCTCTGCCGGTTTTTCTATCGGAGCGTCCAGCTTTCCGTCTTCTTGTAACTGACGTTTATCTCCTGTTTCTCCTAAACTGTTCTCAGAAAATCCTCGCTGTTGAACGAACGTATCCTGAACAGCATCTTCATCCGCTAGTCTTTCGCTGGTAGGTCCGACGGGGGTTACGTCTATCTGTCCCATTCTTGCCTGCTTACCAGTAGCCTTTACACCGATGCTGTGCTCTATCTGACCGTAGATATTACTCTCTACCACAACACTGGTTATTTCAAAAAAAGTGTCTCCGTAGCTAAAGTAGTCTCCTTCTCTTACCTCAATCTCTCTATCTAGCAAGTCTCTCTCATGAAAAAATACGCTTATTGAATAAGATGACTCGCTTCCGAATTGATTAGTTCTTATTTCTTCAGGTTGATATTCTACTCTTGCTTCTATTTCAACGGGCTGATCAAAGATTTTGTTAGGTGATTCTTCGTAAACATCGTGTACGTCGGAGAGATCTTCTCTAACTCTATAATAGTATACTTTTTGGCCTGAGATATCTTTTATCACTTCTTTAGTTAGATCAGAGATTAAATCAATTTCTCTAGGTGTTACAAAAAGTCTTGCCATTTATTTAATCAACCCATCACTATTGCGCGGCCATTTGGGATCGGAATGCCTCTTAGAATTCTCGTAAGATTTTCGCTTGCTGAGGCTTCATCTTCTAGCATTTTGCTGTATGTCAGCTCTTCTAACATTTCAGCTAGCTTTGTTTTGAGGCCGGCGACGTCTTCTCTTCCCTGGCTTAATAAATCGGATCCATTTAAGGTTAAGTCTGCGCCAGGGATTGGGACAGAAGTAAATTTAGACCTTATAAGCCCAAGCAATTCTTTACAAAGTGCGAGTGCGTACTGTCTTATCCATTGGCGTCCAATTGAATTTATCTTATCAAATGTGAGTCTTCCATACGGAATATTTGAAAGATTACTTACACCCTCAATAGTTGCGTCTGCAAAGCTTGGGTTCATCGGATCTGGTGAAAAATGGACCCTTACCCACAGATTTTTAGGATCATTTTGAGTTGGCTTAGGGTAAATTCTTATCTTTGTTCCTACGATCTTATAAGAGTAGTTACTTCGTCTTATGCGTTGGGACATATCTAATTGTCCGCTTCTTAGTACGTCTTCAAAAATAGGTAAGACATAAAAAACTGTCTCAGGTGTGAACGACTCAAAGCTAAACTCATTATTTAAATAGTTGATAGCAGAAGTTGTATCAAAAAACCTATAAGCGGACATCGGACTATTATGAAAAACTTCCATCACCTTAAGCTTGCTTTTAGGATTATTTTCTGCTCTATCGAAGAGTGCTGTTCCGTCACCGTCTTTTAGATCTGTGTACAAATCGTAGTCTTGCTGGTTTTTTACTAGAGCAATAGACCCTGAAAGCATATTGTACGAACCACCCATACCGGCTTCCATAGAATATGGTTCTGCCCTTCGAAGCATGAACTCTAGATTTTCTCTTGGAAATTTTTGCTCAGATCCGTCGAGAGATCCAGTAGGGCCGCCCAAAAGATTGGCCAATTGTGATTTTGCCTGATACTGATTTATTATTGAGCTGTATTCTAAAAGTGATTCTTCTAGGCATGCCCAGATTTGCTTCTTTGTGAGCTCAACTGACAGTATATCATCGCCTAACTTACGCTTTACAAATGGCACAATAGCGTCTGCTTCTTTTTGGAAGTCTATAGACGAGTCAAAAAAGCCAAACGGTGTTGGGCTTAATATGTCAATAAAATTTGCCACTAATTTTGCTCCACCGATTCTAACTATCTATTTGATGTTTAAAAGATTTGCCTAAGACTATTGATTTTGATCATCGATTTGTCTATTCAGACAGCTACTCGTCTGTAGCAATAACAAGTTATATCGTATCAAAAATTGTCACCTCCAAAATATATTTTAAAAATTTTAAAATTTTTATGAAGACTAAGGCTCGTCAATTAAACTGTAAGACCTGTGCCAGAACAGTGCAGACAATCAACGACTCTTAGCGCCTCGAGGAGGGCTGTTGCTTTTGGCCCGGAGGACTTCCAGGGTACAACTAAATCGGCCACTTCTTTTCCGTCTGACTCATAGACTCTCGAGACAGTAGCGATCTTGGCTGTGTCTGTCTCTCCTACCCACATTACTTTATCACCTACCTTGATAGAAGACTCTAGAGATTTCTTCTTAGGAGCTTCCGGGGCAGCTTTTTTGGTTAGTGCAGGTTGGGCTGGGGCTGCTGCTGGCTTTTCTACTGCTGGAGCTGGAGCTGGAGCTACTGGCTTTACTACTGCTGCTGCTGGCTTTGCTACTGCTGGAGCTGGAGCTGGAGCTGGAGCTGCCTTTTTTGTCTCTGTTGGTGTCTTTGTTTTCTTTAATATGGCCATTTGATTCTCCTTTAAATACTTTGGCTTACATAACTCTCAGTAACCATACATACGCAGCCATTGTAAATTGAACAACAGCAAATATGGTCACCGCTTTAGTCTTAAATGTTTTTAATTCTTCTACGGCAGATGCCATCTCCTTCATTTGAGTAGGAGACGCAACTTCGTCTACTTTTTCTTTCCACGCTTTAAGTTCGTCAACTTTGTCTTCGCGAACTTGCATTTTTGCAATTTCTTGTTTTACATTTTGTACTTCATTTCTTAGCCCTTCGATGCTGTCTGAAAGTGTTTCCAACTCTTTTAGTACAAGTCTTGAGTATTCGTTCCACCCATTTTGTTCACCATTACCACTGTTGGGCATTAGTCTTTCTCCTGTATTAACATCTTTAGTCGGCTGGACTTAAGGCCTTTTGTTGCTAAGCGTCTTATCTTCTTAGTATCAACTTGCTTCTCTTCAGAAAGTTTTTGTATATCTTCTAAGATCGAAAGTATTACAGCATTAGATGTAATGTCCCAAGCAATTCCGGCTACACCTACGATTTCTTTATTGTCTAACCTTCTTGGAACAATTGAAACATAAAATATATTTTTTTCCTGTGTTACAAATTGTTGAACTGATTCTCCCTTTAGAGCTAGCTCATGTGCCTCAAGGCACATTCCCTTAACAACTGGGCATAAGAATAAATCTTCTAAGCTAGTAGAGGCACCACATATTAGGCCATTGCCTCTTTGAGAAATTACGTTTCCTTCCTTAGACACAGACCACATTGTCACTGGTAAGGGGAAATTTTTAAAAAAATCCTCAAAAAGTTGTAGGTCTTGTTTGATTCTTACATCTCTATCAGACAAGTCCTCGACAATTGTCCTTAGAGCCTTTAATCTTTTTTTGCTTTCTAAACTCATATCGTTACATAACTATGTTCTTCTGAAAGAGTTAGATCATATTTCCTATTGCGACACTGAATTATCAATGACTAGTTATTAAGGGCGTTCTGCAGCTGTTATTTTGTTTAGTAGATTTCATAAAAAAAAAGGAGACCCCGAAAGGTCTCCTCACAAAACGTATGTTTTGTCATTTTACTGCTATGCAATAGCTAGCGTTATAGTATTATAAACTACTTAAACGGCTTAGGTAAACGGAGTCGCTAGAGTAGCACCGGAAGAACACATATTTGTTCCAGATATTTGCCACTTACTGTCAGTTATGCAAGTGTATACCCAGTGTGATCCTGCAAGTCCACCCGTAGTAGTCTTATTCGTTACAAGCTGATGATCAGCAGCAGCAGGAATAGAGATACCAGTTGTGATAACATTGTCGTTATTGTCAATATGTGACCCTAAAGTTGCAATATCAACAAGCCTTAAAGCTCCAGTGAGCGTATCAGCGTCTGAAGCTGCATTAACTGTGTAGTTATTGCTTGTTAGAGCAGTTTCAACATAAAACTCGTACCTTAGGCCGGGTGTGGCTGCTGGTAGCGTAACTACAATCCCGTCCGCTTTATTGAGTGTGAAGATTGTTCCGGACTGGCCAGAAGTCACCGTATATGTAGCGGCGGTGATACTCTCAACTGGAACTTTAATGTTAGGGCCGGCGCTAGCACCCATACTGGTGAGATCCATTCCTGACCCAGTTGATGTAACTAGACCCTTATCTGATGTAAATTTTACCTTTGGCATAATCTTTCTCCTTTTTTTTAAAAGTTTGTTGCTCCCAATGCTTCCGATTCCCTGTGGGTGTCAGGTGATTATATAAACCGGACCTGATTTTAAATAGGCTCTGAGGCTGAAAAGAAAAATAAAAAGAGTGCTCTCATAGAGAATCTCTCTTATTAACAGCAAGCAAATCTTTTGTCTTAGTTTTTGTCGCCTTGCTTATAAAAACTAAAGTTTATTACAACGCGGGTACTTTCGTCTGTGCAGGTAGAGCCTCCGTGTAGGAGATTACACGGAAAGGTAATTAATCTATTGGCCACACTCTTAATTTTAGTTCCATCTTCAAAGTGTGTATAGCCATTATTGGTATTCATATACAGAATTCCTGTGGTGAGTACTTCTTTTTCTTTTTTAGTAAAATCTACATGCAGACCGTGCTCTATGATTTTTTCAGTACGGGGCAGACAGTTAGCTTTGATCTTAAGTAGTGTGGTGATGTCTAATGCTTCAACAATCGGAGATAATGATCTCAACCACGGATCCTCTTGTATCATTGATGGACTGCCAGCGAGTGAAGATGCTATTACTGGAACTCCGGGATATAAAGTGTGAACAAACTGAAATGTATCTTCTCCCTTGTCATAGGCTTTGCCATTTACGGCATTGTGATAGAACCAGGCAAATTTATTGTTCGGTCTTACGAAAATGTCTTGCAATGCTTGAAAATATGCTTCATCACAAAAATCATCTATTACTTTAATCATTTTTCGCT